TAATGTCCACAATATAAGTGTCCAATGTATAATTTGCCGTTCCTTCGGTTACAGTTTGCGTTGTTTCATCTATTGTCCATAGTTGAACGCCTCTGTTTCCCCAGTCACGCATCATTATGTTCAGAGTTCTTCGTGCACTACTTGCCTCTTTTCCTGTAATTGGATCGCTTCCAATACGGGATACGGCTTCATCGATGACTTCATCAACATATAGTGTCCACGTTTTAGTGCCAGAAGTTGCCATAATTTATCCTAATTGTAATAAACTGTTACATGCGTAGTTACAGCATTCGTGCATACAATGCTTGTTTCGCATCTAAATCCCCTACCCGGAAACATTATAGATCCTGATACAGATTTACTGTCTCCATCATCTGAATCATTCGTTCTCGGTACATCAACTACTGCCAAGGTTGTGGAACTATCCAATAAAGTAATAGTACCCGCCGCAACATTATAGGGTTGTACCCATGAAACTCCTAATATTCTTCCAGGGCCATTGAACACAGTTGTTGTAGTGGCAGTTGTGATATTGCCAGATTTTACATCCATATTTTATTCCTCCTAAAAAAAAGGCTAGGGCTTTTAACCCTAGCCGTTATTGTTAATATACTGAATATTCTAAT